TTTTTTAAATTTTTATTTTCATTCATTAATGCTATTATTATTTCTTTATAAATTGTTTCGTCCCCTTTTTCAATAATTTCATTGATATTTTCTTTATTTAATTTACAATTTGTTTTATTATGTCTTATAAGATTTGTTTGATGTTTATATTTTTTTCCACATTTACATATACAATATTTTAGTTCATCGTTATCATTAATTGTATTATTTTGTATTGTAATTATTTTGTGTTTATTACTATTTAAGTGTCTTGTATAATTGTATTTATCACATGCTAAATAGTAACATTTTTCACAATAGAATTTATTATTTTTATTGTTCTCCATTTATTTATTATTTAAGAAATAATTTATAAATGATTTTTATATATTTATTTTCAAAAATATATAAATGTAATTAAAAGTATTAATATAATATACAATATCATAATGTCTACTACAAAAGAAATATTAATTAGTACTATAAAAGAATGGATAAATAATGATAATGAAATAAAGGAACTACAGAGAGAAATTAAAATAAGAAAAGACAAGAAGAAAAACATTTCAGATAAATTAGTTAATATTATGAAAACAAATGAAATTGATTGTTTTGATATTAATGATGGAAAACTTATGTATGCTCAGAATAAAGTTAAAGCTTCATTAAGTAAAAAACATATAACTACGTGTCTAGAGAAGTATTTCAAAGATACCGAAAATAAAGAAATGGTAGAAGATTTATCTAATTATATACTTGATAATCGCGAAGTAAAAATAACAGAAACTATACGACGAAAACAACATAAAAATAAAAACGATTAAATACATACATTATATCAAATGTTATTAAAAAATAAAAATTATATAAGAGAGAAATTTGGTTATTCAATAATTAATCAAGACATTTCTCTCAATAAAAAAGAAACAAATAACGAAGACAAATGCGATGATATTGTTTGTGATGATTTATATACAACAAATAATATTATTATAAATAACCCAACTACATCAGATTATGAGTATTCAGCATTGCCATCTAAATCATCAATCGTTTCAAATCCAAATATAAATAAAATAAATTATAAATATGATAATTTTAATAAAAATGAACCATTAAATAAATTAGAACGAAAAATTATGATTTATAATATTAACAATCAGAGAGAAATTCCGTTTTTATTGTATTTATTTGAATATGATGATATTGATAATAAGTATAATTTTATAAATATAAATGTAAATCAGAATGATAAAATAGATGATATTATTCTTTTTATTTTAAAAAAAATAAATATAAATGTAAAATACACAGGATATTTGGTTTATAAAAATGAGAATTATATGTTTTTTGAATTTTCAGAAAAAATATTAGAACAACATAATACTCCTTACATGTGGACATTAATGTCAGAAATAATAAATTATAAAAAGATATACAATATTGACATTTGTAATGAAGTTATAAATTTATTTTTAAATAATGAAAAAATAATTAATATTAATAATAATTCTACCAAAACATCAGTATGTGAAACACCATCAGTCGGATATTCTCTTGTAGATAAATTAGAAGACAATAATGACGTATTATATTTAAATGACTATGATTATATATTTAAGGTAAGTAAAAATATAGAATTTGAGAAAGAAATTGTATGTAGATATGCAATATTTTTGGGTATAATTAGATTAAATATGAGAGAAAAGAATGAAATATATAAACCAACATATAATCAATACGACTCTGTTTATAACCTTCAGATATTACCAATGCATGAAAAAAACGTTTCAATAAAGATAGAAAATAAAAATCGGTTTATTTTATTATCTATTTGTAAAAATTAAAATAAAATATAAAGTCATAATATTTTTATATTTAATTTATATATGGATAAAACCCGTACATTGCTTTTATTATTATTTGTTATTGGATTGTATCCTGTTACAAAATTAATATTTGATTTTGTTGATATACCATTTTCAACATATAGTATATATTTATACTGGGTAACCGCATTAGTACTTTTCATGTTAGTTTTACCAGAGAAGGCAGGAAAACTTTTTACGGATACAAAAACTATAATATAATAATAATATATAATGAAAAATAATATATTATTATTCATTTTTTACGTTTTAAGCATATTAACTATATTCATGTGTAATACAGAATGTCCTAATGTTAATGTAGAAGAATTATATAATGATAGAAGACAAGATAAAAATAAATTAAGATTGGTTCAATATAACGTTGAATGGTTATTTGTAGACCATTATTCAAATTTTGATTGTCCTGGACTAAAATGCACGTGGAAGAATAAAACACACGCATTGGAGCACTTATCCGATGTTTCAAATATTATTTCAAAATTAAACCCTGATATAATAAATTTATGCGAAGTTGAAGGATGCGATGAACTTAATATGGTTGTAGATAAATTAGGTCCTTTATATAAATCTTATTTGAAATTTGGAACAGATGTAGGCACCGGACAAAATGTAGGAATGATAACTAAAATTGACCCCAAAAAATCCCTCTACAGAAGTGAAGGAAAAATACAATATCCAATAGAGGATTCAAATTGCGGCAATGTAGACCATTCTAGTACGTCTGGAGTAAGTAAACATTATATAACCGAGTTTGATTTGAATGGGATGAAAGTAGCATTTATAGGTGCCCATTTAATTGCATATCCAACAAACCCAATTAGATGTTCTCAACGCGAAGCTCAGGCACAAGTATTACAAAATGTAATTGCCGAATTTATTAAAGACGGATATGAAGTAATAGTAACAGGCGATATGAACGATTTTGACGGAGAAATATTAGATATGAATTCAAATATTCCTATATCTAGAACATTAGACATTATAAAAGGAAATAATGGAACTAAAGCAGGCAATTATCATTTGACAAATGTAGGTAGTTTAATTCCTATATCTGAGCGATATAGCGATTGGTGGAATTCGGATAATGATTGTTCTACAAGTTCAAGTAAAGATTATTCAGTAATTGATCATATACTAGTAACCAACGATTTATTAAAATATATAAAGGATGTTTTTATATACCATGGGTATAATGAATACTGTGACAAAATACATTCGGACCATTATCCTGTAGTGGTTGATTTTGAATTTTAAATAAATATTTAATAAATTAAATTATTTTAAATATTTATATTACAACGGATGTATCAGGATTGAATATTTTTCCACTTGATAATTGTGGAATTTGATGTGATTTTTGTTTTAATGTTTCCCTCATTTTTTTGATTAATTCTCTCCAAGTAATATTATTTTGTTTGATTGTTTCAAGAAAAGCCCATGTCATAAGTCCCTGAACTTTATTATTTATAATTGTTTCTAAACTTACTTGTTCGTCGCGACAACCGCTAATAAATATTGTATTGCATGGAGTTTCTGCATTTCTCGCGTTTTCAGTTATATCGTCATAATTTAATTTCTCAAGTATTTGATATTTTAAGTCTAACGCGGTTCCACTATTACAACAATCAAACAATGCGATTAAGTTTGTATCAGGTTTTCCATAAGAGTCTATTATTTGTTTAAGTTCATCGTCTTTTATGTAATTGAAGTCTAACGGAACAAGTAGTTCGTCTCTACCGTCTAATTCATCGCCGTTTCGGTCTACCGTATATGATCCATGCCCGCTATAGTATATAAATAATCTATCATTTTTATTTGAGTTTTCAAGTAAAGATTTAATTTCATTTAATATATTTACTCTTGTAGGTTTAAGAACTGTCTCATCAGTTAACATTTTAATATTTGTACAATTTTTTTCTTTAAGGTATAATTCAATTGATTTAGCATCATTTATACAACCGTTTAATTGGCTTGATGTTCCTGTATAATTTATTCCAATAATTAAAGCCTTCTTAATTTGAGTTTCAGAAATAGTTATTGTTATATTTTCATCTGGTTTAGTTGCGTTTGATGATGCATTGATAACAGAAGGGAATAAAACATTTATCTTATTTATTTCATTATCAAATGCTAGTTTTAAATTATTTCTTATTTGTTGATATTTATTAATTATATTCCTTATAATAGTTTGTTTTTGTCTAGCATTAATTCGTAGTCTAATAATATTCCTAACTTCATTATTAAAATTATTATTTATAATTGAAAGCGTTCTATTATAAGAATTAGTAACTTTATTAATTTTATCATTTTTAAGTAAATCAATAATATTTGACATTATATATTAAGTAAATATTATTTTATGCAAATTATGTGTTAATATCAATTACTACGTTATCATTAGAAACCGGTTGTTGCGTTTTATTTTGTTTTGATTTTATTTTTGATATAAATCCTCCAATAATTGCCTTTGTTATTTTTTCTTGTTCGTTTTCTAAATTTTCAATAATTTCATCCTCAGTAGGTTCTCTATAATATTTTTCTTTGAATTCAACGCAAAAATCATTTATTTTTTTTTCCTTTTCATCTAATGCTTTTTTTCTCTTAACAATTTCGGTTATTATATTAGATGTGGGTTCAGTAATCATTTTTTCAGGTTTGGGTTCAATAATTGTTTGCGTAGGCGGTAATAGGATAGGCGGAGGTAATAGGATAGGAGGAGGAGATATAATAGGAGGAGCTTGATATACAGAGTTTCTTACTGATTCTAAATAGTCATATACAACAGGTTTATTTATAGATTTAAACGCTTTTTGCTTATCAGATGTAGCTATAATTTCGCCTTGTTCGTCAAATTTAAAATTGCTCTTTATCTTATCTTTAAATTTTTGAGAAATGCTTTTTTTACCTTCGAAGGTATTTTTGAATTTCTTTAGAATATTTCTATCTACATCAGGACTTGTTTCAATTAACCTATCAAATTCTTCGGAACTATTTTTAAGAAATGTTTCTACATCAATTCTCTCGTCTGGTGATTTTGCCAATTCTAGTTTTAATTTTCTATAGAATTTATCCCATGCGATTGCGGCTACACGATGAGATTCATTTAGTTGTGATATTTTTAAAAAATTTTGAATAGTAGTAATAATTCCAGCTAAAATGTTTACACTACCTACTATCATAGAATAATATCCTCTTAGGTTCGGCGGCACCTGCTCTTGAGCGAAGTTGGCTGTTCCTGTGAGTGTACTCATTATAATAACAGGTATTGTAAACCAAGTATTTAAATTTCTATACTTATCGGTACTTCTTGAATGTAGCCATCTATAACACATTGATTTATCCGCCCAATCAACTAGTATATCAATGTGTTTATCGGTCCATTTTATTTTTTTTCTTTTAAGTTTTTCTTGATTGTTTGTATTTGCAGTAATATTAATATCTTCTAGTTCATTTAAAATCGGCGGATCGTTATTTGTAGTATCATCAGCCTGTTTATTTTCAGATGCGTAGCTCATATATGGATATATATTTATATAAATATAATATATTATGATATTAAATTTGAATGCGTTAAAAGAGGATTTTGATAATTTAAAGAATATTAGAAAGGATATAAAACAGTATTTTGAAAACTTGTCTAATAAAATAGAGCTATTAACTGGTATATACAGTAAATACATTAGTTATCAAGAAAGTAATGGAAATATATTATTTGGATTGGATGCGCTTCATTTTCAAACATTTTTAATAAATTTTGAATATGACAATATGAATAAAATGCATATATTGATTGAAAATAAGTTATATTGCGAATATTATAAATTATTCAAATTAATATGTAATTATGTAAATAATAATATTGATGATCCTAGTATATTAAGAATATGTGAATATAAAAAAAAATATCCAATCTATAAAGATTTAGAGCAATATAAGATATATGATTTTGAATTAATACATAACATACATGATGATATTTTATTATTACTTGAAACAATGAGTAAATTTGTATCCAAAAAGGAAAAGGAATTAGAATCGGATGAGACTAATACTGTGAATGGACTGAATTTACATTTAGTAGTGAACACAATGGATTTTAATATAACACTTCTTAAACAAAATATTAAATTATATAATAATTATTTGAAAATTTTTCATAAATATCATACAACATACTTGTCTCGTTTAAATATAAAAATAGGAATTATGTGGGGTCAAATAAATAAGGATATAAAACTAGAAAGGTCTATATCTCCATCTCCTAATAATGTTGAGAGAAAAGAGACTTTGAAAAATTGTCCTTCGTTAACAAATATCCAACAAGAAGAATTATTATCATTTATAGAAACAAATAATTCTAGTGTGAAAGACGAATTAAATGAGATAATAATTAATATATCTGGTGAGAGTGATAATGATGATTCTAATGTAAGTGATATTTATGTCGATGAAAATATATCTCAAACTGAATTTGAAAATGAAACTGTGAATACGAATAAAATTAAAGTTGATATTGATAATGAAACTGATATAAATAACGATATATATAGTAATGTAGAAAATAACATTAATATGACAATAATAAGTAATCCATTGACTGATGAAATAATTATAAAAGAAGATGTGGGAAGTTTACATATAGATGTTTTAAGAGAACGATGGAATACGAATGTTAATCTATTTAAATTGTCTATAGAAGATGATAATGTCTGTAATGAAAGCGATGAAGATGAAAATATAGATGAACCGAAAAACGAACAAGATGAATTAAATAAATGGAGAGAAATTATAAATAATAAAGATTTGACACAAGAAGAAAAAATAAAGGAAAAGGCAAAACTTAAAAAAATGAGGCACAAGCGAAACAAAAGAACTAGCGGAGCCCTTTAAGTTGTTTTTAAATATATTTATAAAATTGAAATAGAAATATAACTCATTATATAAACAATAACCTATAATTGACATTGAAAATGGAGAGACGCATTAGTAAAAAGTGTGAATCATATATCCAGGATTTTAAAGGAAATATTAAAAAATGGCTTGATGAAAGTGACATTTCAAAGTCTCATCAATACAGTGAATTTTTGAAACATTTATATGATTATCAAAGTATTAATTTAGAAAAGGAGGATTTTCAAAAACGTAAACGAGTTAAAAATATGGTCCCTCATTTTGACAGATGTGTTGCTAACAGAGCAAATGGCGAACAATGCACGCGGAGAAAACAAACCGATTATGATTACTGTGGAACTCATATTAAAGGCACTCCTCATGGTAAAATTTCAGTAGAAAATTCTTCAAAACAAACCATAACAAAAATAGAAGTATTCGTCCAAGAAATAAAGGGGATCAATTATTACATTGATAAACAAAATAATGTATATTCAACAGAAGACATTGTTAGCAATTCTAAAAATCCGGTTGTTATAGCCAAATATGAAAATGGTCCAAATGGAGAATATTACATTCCGGCGTTTGGATTGAATTAAAAAAATAAAATAAAATGATTATTATAATAATATAAAATGGATGATAATGAAAAAATTATTATTATAATTAATTTTTTAAATACTTGTGGTATTGCATGTCAAAGTATATCAGAATTAGATGGATTGATTTTATATAGGAATGATTATATTTTTTCTAATAAATATGAAAAAATTAAACTTATTGTATATGATTTAAAAAAAATATTAAGTTCAT